AGATGCAGATATTAATACTCGACTAAGACCTACCGATCCACCTACGCTAATGTTCATTTGATTAGCAAAAGTTTCATCAGGCCCAATTACCATGCTTATAACTTCACTGTATGTAGTATCAAAACCTAAGGTAATAGTTCCACCCACCGCCGTAGCATACGTTCCAAAGACACCAACAGGTTCGTGAGAAGCATCATTAATAAAGTCCCATTTAGTTCTGTCTGTGTCTCGCTGTCTGATAGTTCCAGCAACAATGCCAATTTCTGCATCAGGCAAATTGCCAGCAGTAGGAACGCCTGTCATTAATGGGCCATTTACTTTTGTTAAAGACATATTACTCTCCTAATTCGGGACGAGTAGCAGGGAACGCATCTGTAGAAGGCCACGCCCTAAGTGCTTCCCGATAAATTATATAAGCATCACGCTGTGGATGATCTGTTAAAGGCATGATGTAATCAGTAGAGGCTAGTTCTGAATCTCTCCACTGACGAGCAGTCTCTTCTGCTGTAGGCTCTGGGGGTGTAGGGTTAGGGTCTGTCCACTCTTCATAGTGTTCGAAGTTAGCCTCAACAAACTCTGCGTCTGCAACGATGGTATTTGTGATGTTACCGTCAGCATCTTTAATTATATATTTCATGTTTTTCCCCTTATGCTGGTAGGTACTGAATGATTACAATGCCGTTTCCGCCAGCACCGCCAACAATCCTGTTACCTTGATCCGTATTGTTACAGCCACCGCCACCTCCACCAATGCCGCCATTTCCGCCTATGCACATACCGCTTATACCACTCTCCAGTATTTGATGTTGTCCCCCTCCCGCTAAAAATCCCCCATTTCCATCAGGCGAATAATTCATTGGGGCATTTCTATATGCGGTAATGTAATTAGTGTTTGAACTAAATGCTCTGCCGCCCAGACCACCGCAGATATAGCCATGACCCATAAGACTTTCTGGCCCTACAACGTCACAATCAGCGCCATGCATTTCATAAATAGACGTACCTACGGAATTTCCTGTACCAGTTATTCCTACAGCGCCTCCGCCATATTTTCCTCCTGCGCCACCAGTGTTATTAACATCGCCATTAGCGGCTGTGCCTCCTACACCATACGAAGTAGTAGCGCCTACTCCACCATTAGCTGTGAGCGTAGCACTTAGTCCTGTACCCGCTACGGTTGTGTTGCCTCCAGTTCCACCATTACCACCACCAGTAACCCCTCCTGCCCCTCCTGCACCTACAACAACTGTGAAGGAGCCAGAAGTAGTGACAGCTAAGGAGTTCTTTTTGCAGTATCCTCCAGCACCTCCACATCTCAGATAATTAGAAGATTCAGTACCATAACCACCACCTCCTGCGCCTACAACGTGGATACAAATGTTTCCGTCAACAGGAGGAACCCAAGTTTGTGAGTGTCCTAATACTATGTTTACTGGTAGTCCACCACCGCCCGACCCGCCTATGAAATCTGAAAAATTACTCATGCTATAATCCAACCTACTGTAGAGTTTGTGTATATAAATTGTATGGAAAGATAAGCGGCATCCATTGTGAAGTCAGAAGCACTGCTCATTATGTTACTTCCGTTTCTACCTACCACTGTGTCTGTAAAGTTACCCACCGTAACCAAGACTCTTTGGCCTATGGTTGGTGAGGCAGGAAGCGTAATAGTTTGTGTTGCAGTATCTACAAAGACATGAGTGTTAACCGTAGCCGTCATGGATGCAGAAGTAACTACAGTTGTTATACCTACCGATATGGGGACTGACGCTATCTTAGACGCTGTTACAGCACTGTCTGCTATTTTAGCTGTGGTTACATTAGTGTCCGCTATTTTAGCTGTCGTTACTGCGTTGTTTTGTATAGCTGATGCTCCCACACTGTCTGCCGCTGGTGTAGATACGATAGATGTAGTAAAGCCAACAAGCATAACCTCAATAACAGAGTTATTAGGAGGAGGAGAAGAGAAAGTAAGTGTAGTGTCTGATACTGCGTATGTGCTTTTAAATTGATACACACCATTAATATAAACAAATGTATTGTTCTTAACAGCAGAAGCACTAAGCGTAAAGTCAATAGTTGTGCCGTTAGCTACAAACTCATTAGTCTTTAACTCAGTAGAAATAATATCCCCACGCACTAAAGCCCTTACTTCAATAACGGAACCCAATAAAGGAGCCTGAGAAAAAATTAAAGAAGTGCCGTTAGTAACACTGTAAGAACCTATCTCTTGAACTAAACCGTCAATAACGACAGTAAGTGTGGAAGAATCACCTGCGGAGTCAGTCATTGTAAATGTAGTTGTAGAACCATCACCAGTAAAGGTATCTACTGACAAAATTTGATTAGTACCACCAACAGCTTTCTTTAGACTTCGGAGTTCAGTTTGAACGTCAGTAAAAGACGCTCCTGTGCCTTCTGGTAAATGAGATACTAGGTCGGAAGTAGTTACACCAATAGGCATAATTTCTGCAACCATGACTTCAATAGATGCTCCAAGAGGAGGAGCTTCTGAAAAAGTTAGAACTGTTTCTGTTAAACTATATGTTTCTTTTTCTTGGTAAACGCCATCTATATAAATTTGTGTGTTGTTTGAACTTCCTGCGTCTGATTCTAGGTTAAAAACCTTACTAGTGCCGTTTCCAAAAAAGCTATAAACATTCCAAGACGCAGTATCATAGTCAGATAACGTAAGTGCCTTAGCCTCTATAGTTCCTGTACCTATACCTGTTGAGCCTCTAAATAATGACATGTTTACCTCTTAAATAAAATAAAATAAAGGAGACTCCCCATTGCGAGGAGTCCCCAGTTCACTACTTAGCCATTAACAGCCAAAACAACACCTGCTTCAGGACGCATTACTTGCGTACCATATAGAGTGTCAGCAGTATAGAGAGTACCAAGGAACTCTTGCTTATACTGAGTCTGAGAACGTACACCCTGCTGTTCAGCAAGAACCATAGCGTCCTTGTGAAGTAGCATAGCGGCTTTAACGTCTCCACCTGCACTGTTATCTGCGGCAGTTTCGATGATTGGGCAGTTGCTAGAAACAAATACGTCAACACCGTATAGGTTTCCAATCTGACCATTACGTACACCTCGTCCGTCTACAAAGTCAGAAGACATGTAGCGATCAACGCCCATGATAGCGTTACGGAGAGAAGGAGGAACAACAAAGCATCGGTTGTCCATAGGAACGTCAGCATCGTCCAATACCTGAATAGCGGCACGGAAACCTGCGTCATTGAATACGTCACTTGATGCTACGGAATCAACAGCATAAGCTTCAATACCAGAAGCTCCTGAGAAGTTATAAACAGTGCTGTGAGTCCAATCAGAACCGTCTCCGTCTCCTAGAGACTTACCCAAAGTAAACAAGTCGTTATCAACTTGCTTGGCTAAAGCATAACCTGCGTCACCAGTGTAGAACTGACGTAGAGAAGCTAGAGCTTGTGCTTCAGTGATGTCTTCGATAAGACGAGAGTATTCAAAGTGCTTGTTGATTGAAATCTGAATTTCGCTCTCAACAGCGTTCTGAATAGTTACAGCAGTGTTTTCTGCCTTAGCATTTGCAGAACCACGAGTAGGCTTAGGAACGTGAATGGTATCACCTTTCTTGCCTGTCATGCTCATTTTCTTGACTAGGTTAGCCAATACTAGGTTAGATTGATAAGCCGCAATTACTTCGTCACTCCAAATCTCTGGAATAAAAGTAGCCGCGCTAGTGTTGTCTACTGCCCCGCCCATTGCGGGATAAGTTGATGTAGCCATGATAAAGTCCTATAATAAGATTAGTGTCGAACTCTCCCTTCTTGATAAGCTAGCATAATCTCATCGGATAATGACATGTATCGTTCAGGATCGTCCTTCATAAGTTTAATAATGTCTGAACGCCTGTAGACTTTCTTTGCCGACTGCTCTCCGCTTCCTCTAACATTACCTGTAGATGCGGCCTTAATAGTGTCTTTGCGTTGTTGTTTCTCATTAGCGGCAGTTTGTCCTACTACCTGCTGACGCTCCTTCCAGTTACTGAAAAGCTCATCTGCGGCCTCGTAATCATACTGCTGATCTGCTTGTGCAAAAAGCTGTGTGCGAATCTTTGATCCTTTGATCCAATCTACGAACTTACCGTCTTCCAAAATATCCTTCATATCAGGATGTCTGTTTTGAAGTTCGGTCATAGCCGCATTTTGTTTATACTGAGCAGATACTTGCTCTGCTTCTTTGATCTTAGGATGATTGCTTATAGCTCTTTCGACTGCCTTGTCGGGATCAGAGAAAAAGTCTACTTCTTCTTCAGAAGTTTGTTGCGGTGCTTCTGTTTCAGAGAGTTGTGTCTGTATATAGTCATCAACAACTTTGCGTAATTCACCTACTTCCGAACTTTGTTTACCTAAGAGTTTCTCAGCTTCTTGGTGCATACGCACTATATCCGCTGTACTCTTACCTTTATATTTATCAGGAATTTCCTGTTGTTCGGGTTCTTGTGTAGGTTCTTCATTTACAAGAGGTTGCTCTACTGGAGGCTCTTGTTTAGTTATGTCTGTTACGCTTTCAGTTTCAGTTGTGTCGTCTAAAGGTTGACGCTCATCTATTAATGTTGCCATTATTAAACTCCGTGAGTAATCTCATTATGGAGGTGTATTGTATGTAAGGGTTCGGTTAGGAGTTAGCCTTACGCTCTTTTTGAATCTTCCTTTCGCGGTCTCTCGCCCATTTCATGGTAGCACCTGCAAAGTCACCTGAAAGAGGGTCTAAAAGACTACGAACTGGAGAGATTATTCTATTAGCTGTCAGTGAACATTCAGGACATTCTATTTCAGTAGCTTTAGAATCTATAAGCTTTTCAGTAGTATGTCCGTTGTCGCATCGGAAGTCGATCATTATAAACATTTTAGTTTACTCTTCTTCAGCTTGTCTTTGAGCTATTTCTAACTGTGTTTCAATATTTAAGACACTGTATATTGCAGAAAGTTGTCCTTTGCGAAATGAAAGGTCTTCTCCATCTTTACAGTTCTCTATTGAATTAATTCTTTCTACGTCCTCAGTAAGGTCAGATATAAAGGTTTTCCAACCTTCAGTCCTGAACATTTCCTCATAAGAACGATAGAACTTTTCAAGCTCTTGTTCATTCATAAACTGTTTCTCCTTTAGGACAGTTTAAATTAAAAATATTAAATACATAACATAGTTATATTATAGCACGTATTGGTCTGAAAGTCAAGAACTATTTTCTATATTTTGATGTTTTTTTAGCTATTTTTTTAGGTTGCTTACTGACTTGTTTCCCTTTAGCAGTGTCAGCTTTTTTCTTTCTGGAGGTTGCGGCATATTCCTTAGTTGATAAAGCTTGTCTTGCTTTTTTAGGTAAATATCTTTCACCTGTAGCTTTAGACCCTTGAGTGCTAGGTTTACCTGATTTAGTACCCCACTCTTCTTTTGTCCACTTTTTTAAACTTTTTTGTGACTTTTTAAGAGCCATTAGTTTTTATAGCCTCCACCCTTAGCTTTGTATTCTTTTGCTAGCATCTGAGCTTTTCTTGCAGACCATTGTCCTGCGCTACCACCTTTGCTTCCTGCTTTGATCTTGTTAAACAAGTTCTTACGCATAGTGGGCTTAGTATAGTTACCTGCTTTATTAACTGTAGACTTTTTAACTGCCATGTTATTTCTTCTTAGCTTTAGCTTTGTTTTTACGGTAGGTCTTAGCCCCTGCATCGTTTCTAAGAGTCTGTATAGCCGCCTTAGCTTGTTTAGCGTTTAAAGGCATTGCTCTTGCTCTTTTAGCCAAAGGTTTTGCTTTTGGCGTAGCTTTCTTCTTTGCTGGTGGTCTTCCAACCTTACTTCCGTATGTACCCTTACCTTGTGGCATTGTATTCTCCTACCATTTAGATTTATTAGCCCAGTATGCCGCAGACATTTTGCCTTTAGCAATATTTTTAGCGTGTCGTGCTTTAAAAGATTTACGTCTTGCTTTTTCCGATGCAGTCTTTGGATTCTTACCTGCACCTGAAACACCTTGCTGTCCATAGCGAATAGTCTTTACTTTATCTCCTTCCTTAGCTACAACTACATGACTTTTGGTAGCATGATTAGGAGTTCGTTTAGGTTTGTTAAAACCGCTAACTCCTGCTCTTACCAATCTAGGGTCTTTAGCCATTAGTACGTCCTCTCTCTTTAATTGCTACTTCTCTTTCTTTTAGTAATTGATCGGAAACCTTAAGCCTTCTTTCAAACTCGCGGTCATCGTCATTACCTTCTCGTATATTAGTAGTGATAGCTTTAATCTTGTCAATCTCTAACTCTTGAGGTATAGATTGAGCTTCAGTAGCAAGCTTCTGCGCTCGTGCTTGTGATTCAATAGCTTGTCCTTCTAAGGCCGCAGTCTGTGACGCTTGGAATGCCAACTGTGATTGCTGAGCCGCTTGTTGTGCTTGTTGTGCTTCAGGATCAGGCTGATTAGCTTTTTCAAGAGCCGCTATAAGTTCCTCACGATTACCTACGTTCATGTTATCAATGATAGACATAATAAGCTGTGAGTACATTGGAGTTTCAGGTGACATGGTTTGTAACAACTGTACAAGCTGTGTAACTTCGTACTCACGCGCAATAATGCCCAGTGAACTGGAAGTGTGGAACTTGTAGTCAGCAACAGGATATGCTTCAGGATTAAACTGCATATATCGGTGTGCGGCTTTAGTTACAAAAGGAATCAGGAAAGATTCTTGGAAGTTAATTAAAGTTCGCTTATGACGCTTAATGATAGCGCCTAAGCTCATAGAGATACCTGCGGCAGTGGAATCACCATTGATTGATCCTGAGATACCTGCGGAATCAACAGCGCCTGTAGCTGTCTGTACCATACGTTGTAAAGCGTCAGCCTGTGCAAAGCTAATTTGACTTACATTGCCAAAGTTAAATGGTTGTATAACTTCATTAGGCGCACCGTTAGTTAAGATAACTTTACCTGCACGTACTTCAGGTCTAGCGCCTCTAGGCATCCTTGTAGCGTCCATAGCTAACATAGGGTGTATAGTAAGCGCAAGAGCGTCAATTCTAGCTCGTATTTCAGCGTCTAACGCCTTTTGTGAGTTATATCCTTTCTCACATACCCCTCTACCCCAAAAACGGCTAGGAACAACATCCCAAGGGAATGCTATAATAGGTCTATCACCCATCATATAAGGATTAGATTCCGCTTTTAGCAAAGTGCCATCATTAGCAATTACAACAATAGCTTCCACATAATAACTTTTACTTTCTTCATCGTCATCAACTAATGTAGCTATTTCTTCCGCTTCGGATTCCTTTTGAGCCATCTCTAATAAATGTCTAGGTACTAAACCATAGTATTTAGTCAATCGTACTTTATCATCATCGTGTGCTACTAAGTCTTGATCTGGCTCTATGTCAAAATCAGGAGCCGCCATTGATACTTCTACGTTCCTATATATCCCTTGTTCTTGTAATTGCTCAACTAGATGTAAGGATACAAACTCATCAACAGCACAACCCATTGCTTCCTCTACGGAGGTAGCTAAAGGGTCTATTAGGAAGTTCTGAGGCATTACAGGACGGAGTTTAACACAAGTCTTTTCCGTTATGTTGACACCAACTGCTGTTAATTCGCCTCCCATAACAGGTTGGGTTGCAGGAGCCATTTCTTTTTCTTCTTCAAGGACAATCTCTGCAATACCTGTGCCAAATACAGCGGCATTTAGTAAACACTCAGCAACACCTTTGCGTATTCTGTTCTTTTTGAAGTCTTTATACAAAGTTTCACGTAAAAGTGAGATGTCTCGCTTCTCTTTATCGTTTACATCGTCCTCAATGTCAAACCAACGGCCTCGACCAAAGGTTGCTTCCTCTAATTCAGCAACTGAAGACTCTACCGCTTGTTGTAGGGCAGGACTGATAATTCGAGAACGCTCTGAATCTCTAGTTTTGTCTAAGGAAGACCACTGTCCTCTCCATAACCGATAGTACTCGTCAAATTTAGATGAATAATTAGTATCAAAGTGATCACGCCATCCTTGACATTTATTGATTACCCACCCTTCAAGTGTTTGTTCTAGTACAAATTGATCTTTTTCTTCATTTAGCATATTAATACCCTGCGTATGCGTCTAATAGTTGATAGTCTTCTTCTTCAAAGTCCGATGTGTATGCTATGTTAGCTAATTGGTCTATGTAAGCTAATGCATCAATTAAATCATCGTGTACTAATTGATTAGGAAACTGAAATAACTCATCAAGGAACTGACTGTTCCATTCTCCTTTGTTTAAGGAGATTGTACCATGTTCAAACCTGCCTTGTAAAGCCCAAACAATTCTGTCGGTTTTCTTTTTATTGCCGTGGGTAAGCTCGTCCACTCTAAAAAACCGTTGATTCTTTTTCATGTAGTCGCTTAAGTATGGAAGTACAGCGTTCTTTAATGCTCCCTTCTCTATACCTACTGCTACAGGTTGGTAGTCTCTGACTGCTTGGAAGATTCTTCTGGCAGTCTCTTGGACACCCCAACGCCCATGTACAATATTAGCAACCCACCAGCCTTCTTCGTTCGCTTTAACAATAGCGATAGCCGTTTGGTCAAGTCTTTTTGTCTTCGTTGTAACTTTAGCGACATCCGCAAAACCCGCCAAGTCAACCGCAATGTAAAACTGACCTTGTTCAGGCTCTTCCTCAGAAAATTTAATATATTCTTCTTTAAAAAGTTCACTACCTTGAGCCTCAAAGGATGCCATAAACTCCTGACGGAAGGAAAAAGCTGACATAGACTTTTGAGCCGCTTCAATCTCTTCAGGGTCTAGCAATGGGTTATCATAGCTTGTAAAATGAAAACCTGCAAAACTAGGATCATCAGATACACAAGCGTATGTATATAGTTCATAAAAGTGATTACGTCCCATAGGCGTACCTATAAACAACGCATCACCCTTTTGGTCAGCCAAGGCAGGTCTCAGTATCTGCTCCCAAACCTCTGGCTTCATGTCAGCGTACTCATCCATTACTAGGAACTTAAGGCTGACACCCCTCATTGTCTCTGGTCTATCTGCACCCTTTAGGGCAATTACAGCACCATTAATGAGTTTAATCTGTAGGTTATTAACGTGGCTAGAGGCTATGACGTTATGACCTAACTCTAGTAGCATCTGCCACATAATGTCCCTAGCCTGTCCCTGTGTAGGGGCAACGTAGAACACATGGCCTTTGGTATCACTAAGGGCGCGGAGTATTAACATCCATGCCGCTAGTCTACTCTTACCTGTACGTCTACCTGCGGCTATAACTTTAAATCTTGTTTCGTTGTTATATACTTCCTGTTGCCACGGTAGAAGAGAGACATTTAAGTCCGTCAACTATAGCACCACATTACAGGAGACTCACCAACGTCCAACTTGCGGATGTCAACATGGACAAAGCTGTCAGCAACTCCGATACCGTTGAACCCCATCGCAGTGGCGTGTTTAACGATGTCATACCTTTGCTGAGAATTCTCAGTCCTGATGTCACAGGCGATACCTTGTGCGTGAGTTCCTGCAACTTTTTTCTTAGCCTCTATGGGATGACTAGGGTCTCTGTAACCACTAGTGATTATAAATGGAAAACCACATACATAACGTAGGTGATCTAATTTGGTTAGGAACTGATCGTCAATCTTATTCTTACCTGTGTACTGACAGGCAAACTCTTCCCTGTTAAAGTATCTTAACATATCATTAATGTTATTAATCATTGACAACTTCTCCCTCTAATGGGTCTTGCTGTTCATTACCAGAGATAACAGTGGTTTCACCACCTACTCCAGTGATAGAGATGTTGATAGCACTACGACCACCACTACCTCCTTTCTCCTTCTCAAAGTAACTGATAGGTAACATCCTATCCATTACCAACTTCCATGCCGCTGACTGATTCTTATGATCGTTGTCAAGAGCCGCATCAAAGATTGCATCCATCACTTTGCGTGACTTTGGGGACGCAAGCATCCTAGCTTTATAGTCGTTGATGATTGAAGCATCACCTTTGGGGCGACCTACCCCTTTTCTATTACCTGTTGTTTTAGACACTACAGATTTCTTTGGTGGCCGACCCTTCCGCTTCGCGGCAGTGGCTGACCTATCTATTTCTTTACTCAAAGTATTCCCCTTAGTTATCTTAAGGATACTTAAGTAGAGTTTAGTTATTTTCTTTAATTATTAATAAAAGTAAAATACTATAGTTTACTTAAGGTACTTAAGGCGCGGATGGTTTCCTTTAACTGCTTTAGTATACTTGATATTATAGCACAGATCAGTCTAAAAGTCAAGCATTATTTTCTATATTTACTAAATTATATTGAGTACACCCAAGCCCCTTGTGTGTCAACCTGTGTGTCCCTTAACTGCTTGTGTCAAGACTAGGGGGCCACCTGTGTTTTCCTTATGTAATTCAAGGACTTAGGTATACTTAAGGATACACCCCTTTTTTCCTAATTTACTCCTTTTTTGTATACATGCGGGTACTCCCGACACATTAAGTTGCCACGCGGCCCCCCCCCCCCCCCCCACTTTCCCCAGCA